TGGTTGCAAAAGGTTATTCTGGTGCAAACGGTGATATCTTTCAACTTCTTGAAATTCCAGCAGGTACTCTAGTAGTTAATGCTGGTGCAGAAGTAATGAAAGCATTCACTTCAAGTTGCACTCTAGATATGGACTTTGCAGCAGGTGACGATATCGTTGATGGTGCTGATATTACATCAACAGGTTTCTGTGCCGCTGGTACAAACGGTCAAACCAACACTGTTGTAGGTTCTGCCGCTTCAACTTACACTCAATTTGTTTCTACTACAGATACAATTGACTGTTTGATTGCTGGAGCAGCACCTGCCACAGGTAGGTTGCGTGTATATGCTACACTCATTAATTGTAATGAGTCTGGAGCAGAAGCCACTGCTGCCGCAAGGGATGCATTGGCATAATAGGTTTTGGGGTAGTTCATTAGTTTGGGCTACCCCTTTATCTTAATTTGGATATGATATGGCTACAACCTTTATTACCTTAGTTAATGATACGTTGAGGCGGTTAAATGAAGTGGAACTTACTTCCACAGATTTTTCTACGGCTTCAGGTTTTCGCGCTCAAGTTAAAGATGCAGTTAATGCTTCATTACAAGAAATATCCCAAAAAGAATTTGAATTTCCTTTTAATTTTACCTCTGCTTCCCTTACCTTAACAGCAGGTACGGCTGAGTACTCACTCGCCTCTGATTTTAAAATAGCAGATTGGGATAGTTTTCGCATTGCTAAAGATGATGATATAAACGCAGATGCAAAACTATTACGACTAATAAACTACGATACATTTTTAGGTAGATTTTATGAAAGGGATGGTAATGCAACATCTTCTGATTACACTGTTCCTGTTTATGTCTACAGAACACTTTCAAACAAAGCAGGGTTTACACCAATACCTGATAAAGCGTATACAGTAAATTATAATTACTTTGCGTTTTCAACTGATCTTTCAGCATCTACAGATACAATGTCTGTTCCTGATCAATTTAAACACGTTGTTATAGATGGTGCATTGTACCATACCTATATGTTTCGTGATAATGCTCAACAGGCAGCAATTACAAAACAGAAATTTGAAGAAGGAGTAGAGCGTATGCGTACCCTTCTTGTTAATAGATTTACAGATGTTAGGGATACAAGAGTGGGGAGATTAATAGCAGTACCACATGGTTCATTCTAATGACAGACGCATTAAAAGACGTTACAGTACTTTCCAGAGGAGGGTTATTTACTAATGAAGATGCTTTAGCATTAGCAGGTTCTAATCCAGGTGCTGCACTTCGTATGTTAAATATGGAGATATCTCAATTTGGTGGATACCGAAGAATTAGCGGATATACTTCATATGACTCTACTTATGGGACTGTTTCGGGTATTGGAGAAGTTGTAGGATTATGGATACTTGATGGTACTCCATATGCCTGTAGACGCAATGATGGCGATTATACTGGATCTTTAGGATCTAATCCTTTTACTACTAGTAGTGGCAGTGCAACTATAACCGTAGCTCATACTAGTCATGGATTAGCAGTAAGCGACAGAGTTATTTTTTCGGGTTCATCTGCTGTAAACGGAATAACGC